CAATACCAGCAAAGACTGAAAAGTTTAAAGAATTAAGTATGAATTTCGTTTGGGAGTTCAGTTTTTTTTTGACAATGCAAAGCGTAAAATTAACTCGGACTTTCCAAATGTTTTTGGGGAAAACAGAAGCGGAGGTGGAAGTGGAAAAAGTAAAGTTTCTACAGTTGGAATCTACAACAAATTCATAAAGCCTTATGGGTGGCTTAATAGTTTGTATATGGTAGCAGAGAAAAAAATATTTAAGATGGATAGTGAAAATGAAATTGATAGCGTAAAGAAAACAGACTTGTATAAGGTACTAACATATTTAAGTTGGAATACTGCAAAAAATGACTATGAAATTGCTGTTCAGGAAAAAATACATAATAAAAATAATATAACATTGTAACAATGGCAATAACACGATTAACAGACATAATACAGGTTTTTGAGAGTAAATGGGTGTATGGTGATGTAAAATTTGGCTATGAAGTTAACCAAGATCACGATACAAAGTACCCATTAATGCTTATTCAACCACCAACATCAACAATGCCAGAGATATATAGTGGCAGAGAAGAGTATGATTTTGAAATAAACTTTTATAATTTATATACACAAGCAGCACAATCAGCAGTTACACTACAGCAAAGATGGGATAATTTACAAGACTTGGCTAATGAATGGTTAGACTTTGTACTTAAAAACTATCAAGATGTAACAGTAGAGGCTTATTTAAATGATGAAAGTATAGAAATAGAGAGAATAAAAGATGTTGCTAACGATAAATTAGTACAAATTAAACTTATATTTACTATGAGTGGATTTACTAAGTGTTTTAGACCAACATCTAACTTCCCATCAGACTATTCTAATTTAGCAGTTTGGTTAAGTGCAGATAGTAATGTTACTTTTGAAATACCTACTAAAAGAGTAAGTGCTATTGGAGATAGGGCAGCAAGCAACAATGTAGTACAAGCAACAGTTACTAATCAACCATTAAGATACGGATTTGATGGTGCTAATGATAAATCATATATTTCTTTTGATGGAACTAATGATGTATTAGTTTCTTCTACTAATTTACCAGTTACAGAAAACTTTACAATATTTGAAGTAAGTAAAATAACTAAAGATACAAATAGTTCTGCATTTGGATATAGGTCAGTGTCAGGTCAAATTCAAATGGGGATAGATACTAATGGTAAATATAATGTAAGGGTAAGTGATGGTACTATTGACTTATCTATACCAACTACTAATAATGCTAGTAATGTTTACCATGTAGCAGTATTAAGAAAAAACAACAAACGTATTGACTTACAATATAATGATGCTGTTAATACTTTTACTGGTACAGATAACGATAGTGGTTTTAATCAAGAAGTAACTTTTAATTCTGCAAGTTTTGATGTAGGTACATACCATACTACTCACTTTATGAAAGGAGAGTTTAACGAATTAATAATATTTAATAGACAATTAACAGATGTTGAAATTGCTGATGTTAAAGGTTATTTAAATTTAAAATATAAAATATATTAAGATATGCCAGCAATTAATGAAACAGCCACTTGGGGATTTCAGCCATTAAATTTTAGCAATTATCCATTAGCAGGTACATTTTCGGAGTATAGATTAAATTATTTAAAAAGTGCAAACGATCCTTTAAGATACCAAATACAATTATTTAAGACTGGCATGACTGAAGCAACTCCAGCAACAGCAGTAGGTGATACAGTAAATGTAGTATTTGAAATTATAGATTTTACTGATTCTACGAATCCTATTACTCTTGCAACTATTAAAAAATCTAAAGACATACCAAACAAAAGATATGACACTCAAGCCCCAGCAAATGGAAAGAGGTTTACTATAGATATAAGTCAAATAGTAGCAGATAGATTGTCATACAGTTTATGTCCTATTAATAAAGGCACATGGCAAAGTAATCCTCCTGCTAATTATACTACTACAAATCAAGAATTTAGAAGG